GGCAAGCTAGACAAATTACCTCCAATCATAGGATTGCGGGGGGCTATTGGCTCTGGCAAGGATACCGCAGCCTCATGGCTTGCGTACCATTTCGGCTACGGAATCATGGGATTCTCCGATCCTGTATATGAAGCCTTGTACCGACTCAACCCCCCGGTGTTGGTAGCCCACCACCGGTGCATTTACCTGCAAACTCTCGTTGATAAGGACGGTTGGGACACGATCAAACGGCGGTATCCCGCCGTTCGACAAATGCTCCGTACCATCGGTACGGAGAACGGCAGGGATCTATTCGGCAACTACTGCTGGGTGAACATCGCCAAGCAGCGTATGCGGGAAAAAAATCTGCCGAGGTATGCGATACGCGATCTCCGCTTCCCAGAGGAAGCGGAGTTCATCAAAGCCAACGGCGGCGAGATTTGGGAGATCCAAGGGCGAGTCTCCGAGGAAGTCGCAACCTTGCCTGCACACCGAAGCGAACAACAGCAATTTGCTGTTGATCGCATCGTCCTAAACGACGGATCACTTCCCCAATTCCAACGCCGAATCACTGAGATTATGAAGGGATTCCTAAAGTAATGGGCCTTTATCAAAAGTACCGACCATCCACCCTGGCCGATCTTGTCGGCCAGGAAGCCGTTGTCAACCAGTTGAAGTCAATGCTTGCCAAGCAAGCATTGCCTCACGCACTCTTGTTTTCCGGCCCTAGCGGAACAGGCAAGACGACCTTGGCGAGAATACTCGCCAAGGAACTTGGAGCATCCGGCGTTGACATTATCGAGAAAAACGCAGCTAGCGACAACGGAGTTGACGCTATCCGCGAGATTGAGGGCCGCCTGCCCATGCGTGGGCTTTCAGGAGGGAAACGCATCTACATCCTGGACGAGAGTCATAGTCTGTCCGTAGCAGCACAGAGAAGTATGCTGAAAATGCTTGAGGACACTCCGGCGCACGTCTATTTCATTCTGTGTACGACCAACCCAGAGAAGCTAGAAAAGCCGTTGCAGACTCGTCTTACTCACTTCAAGCTCGGCGATGTCAGCATCGCCGATCTGAACACCCTAGTAGGCAGGGTAGCGACCGCCGAAGGGATCGACTGCATCCCGACAACGATCTCGCAGGCGGCCAATGGCAGTCCAAGGCAAGCCTTGGTACTGCTAGAGCAGATTGCCAACGCTCCGAAGGAGCGTTGGCCGGAGATCCTCGGCAACCCCGAGGAACTCAAACCAGACGTATTCAAGCTGGTTCAGGATCTCTACGCCGGGAGAAAAATCTTCCCGACGCATAGCCTAGTCTTAAAGGATCTCCCCGAAGGGGAGATCGAGCGACTACGTTGCGCGATCATGTCCTACGGCGCGACAATGCTTTTGAATTCAAAATCCGTACCAACGGTAGTCAAGATCATGTCTCAGTTTGAGAATCCATTTTTTTCTTCCCGCAAACCAGGATTTATTCTTGCTTTGGTCAGGGCTTCGGCGTAGAACCTAGCACAGTCGGATTAACAATTTTCACTTAGGAGGCAGCAATGTCTGACCAAACGAACTTGTCGGTGGATCGTAACCGTCTTAGCGAGGATCTCGAAACACTCCCGCAGGACATCCTGGTGTGGAATCGCGCTGCGACCGAGGACGCAACAGCGGCCCTCGTTGCCGAAAACCACCTGAAACTCGTCGAAGCTAAACTCAGCATCGACATCAGGCAAAACCCCATCAACTATGGCGTTACCAAGACGACTGAGGATACGATCAAGGCATTGATCCTCATTCAGCCGAGTTACACCGAAGCCCAGCAGGCAGTAGTTGCCGCTAAGGCTAAGCTATCCGAGAGCCGCGCGGTCTGCGATGCTCTCGACGCAAAGCGTTCGAGTTTGAAGTACCTGACCGAGTTGTCCATCGCTGGCTTCCTCGGTTCCACCAACATCCAACCAAAGGGAGTGAAGAACTAACATGGCGTTGTCATCCAAGAAAACCCGAGATAAAGCAGCAGAAGGTCGTGGCGGCGGTGTCCTGAGGATTCCTCAGGGCGTAAAGACCCTCAAGATCGACAAGGCAGGTACGATCAAGATGGTGATCCTGCCATACACCGTACCGCAGGGTGCGAAGCACCCTGTCGCAAAGGACGGGGAATTGCACTACGCCCGCGACTACTACGTTCACAACAACATGGGATCAGATGGCAAAGGTTATGCCATCTGCCCTAAGTTGACCAAGGGCGGAAAGTGCCCAATCTGTGACGGCATCAGTGCCGCCATCGACTCGGGCGAACTGACCAAGGAGACTGCCAAGAAGTTCTACGCCAAGCAACGCACACTGTATACAGTGTGGTTGCCTGAGCAGAACCAAGTCGTGCTGTTTGACCACAGCTACCACCTGTTCTCCAAGCAGTTGAACACGACCGTTTCGGCCAAGGTCGCGATCCCAGGTCGCGAGTGGATTGACTACTTCGCTGATCCAGCCGAAGGTGCGTTTATCTACGTCACCTTCGCCGAGAAGCCGCTTCCTGGCAATAAGTGCTACGAAGCCGTCTCGTTCGATTTCGACCGACACGGCGGAGTTCCCGATGCGATCCTGGCACAAGCTCTGCAACTCGATAACCTGTTGGTTATCGAGAGTGCAGAAACCTTGAAGGCCAAGTTCTACGACGAAGATCCGGAGGATATTTCGGCTGCTCCTGCTGAAACCGAGGCTCCCGCCACGGTTTCTGCTGAGATGAAACCAGTTGCGGCTCCAAAGCCGTTGGATATTCCGAAGCCTGCTGTTCCTGAGCCAAAGGTGCAAAGACCCACGGTCACGACGACCCAACCACCAGCACCGGCGACTACGACGGCAGATTCCTGGCCTGCCAAGGGTTCGGTGGTTTACCACCGAACCTTGGGCCAAGTGACAGTCCACAAGAATGCCGGAGGGGTCATCAGCGTCTTTGACAAAGAGGATGAACCCCACAAGGTCAACTTGGCAGACTTGTCGCGAGATCCCGTGGCACAAGCGACAGAAGCCTCGCCCGTCGCAGCACCAGAGTCAGCACCAGCCTCCGCTGAGTCTGGTAGCGACGAAGCGTGGGATTCGGATTGGCCTGAGTAACACTCAGGCCGAGGGTCGGCGGCGTGGCGGCCACCACGGCGAGACACGCGACTTAAATCGCGGGGACAGACAATAAATGCACGCTCGACTGCGAAAGCAGTCGAGAAGCCACGTTGGTCTGGCGTGTTAAGGACAGTTCGATTCAGTCCCATAGTGTAAACCCCAGCAGGCGCAAATCCTGCCCGATCTTTTTGTCGGGACTTGTAAACAAGTCCCGACGTTTTCGATACAATAGGGTTTTGGCCCGTTTTACAACACTCGGCAACAGGAGAAACCCATGCCACTGAAAAAAGGTTACAGTCAAAAGACGATCTCGGAGAATATCCGCAGAGAGAAGAAAAAGCATCCCGAAATGAGCAACAAGCAGGCGGCTGCGATTGCTTACTCGGTTGCTGAAAAAGCTAAGGCGAAAGCCAAGGGCAAGAAGAAATAACGGTTGGCCTGCCGCGCGGATTCTAACTTCTCCGCAAGATAGGCTGGTGCGAGGTAAGTGCCGGGTTGCACAGCCCATAACTACCTAGTTCGTGTGGCAAGTAGAACAAAACCTCCAACTTGCGTGCCGGACAACTACACCACCTGCCGCCTTAGTCACTTCGGGCGGCAGGTGGTTTTTTCATGTTTTTACAAGGGCAAAGACAATGGTTATCTATGTAGATTGTGATGGCGTTCTAGGTGATTGGGTTAAGCAGGTACATCTATGGGCCGAAAAGCCTTTCAAGCCTTGGAAGGCTTGGGATGGCTTTTCGGAACATGGAATCACTCAGGCAGACCTTGACGATGCCATGTCGTTCGTATCGTTCTGGGATTCGATGGAACTCTTGCCAGGGGCCAAGAAGCTCTGGGCCGAGGTCGGCAAACTTGCCGACTCGGTATACGTTTGCACTCGACCGTTCCCGCATCCGAATTGCTTGTACGGCAGAGCCGTATGGCTACAGAAGGAACTGGGCATTGGAATCCAGCAAACGATCTACATGCACGATAAGTACGAACTGGCCCGCCCTGGGGCGGTCCTGATCGACGATAATATCGATAATTGTCGGCTTTTTGAGGCCAAAGGCGGTCGCGCAATCTTGTATCCGCAATCGTACAACAGTACGATTGAGATGAAAGACAAAACAGAGTTCGTCCTCGGTCAACTTCGTACCATCAAGGAGATCCTCAATGGCTAAAAAGAAACCACTCGAAGTCCTCGAAGAAGCAGCAACCACCAAGCGAAAGGAACAGAAGTTCCTATCGCTTGGATGCCCCTTGCTGAACCTCGCCGTATCCGGCGACTGGCGTAAGGGAATCATGGCAGGAACCTACGTTTTCTACGTCGGCGACTCGTCCAGCGGCAAGACGCTGGCGACCTTGACGTTGTTGGCCGAAGCGGCCAACAACCCTGATTTTGATGATTATGAACTATGGCACATCGATGCCGAAGTGGGCAACCACTTCGACTTCGAGAAGTTCTTCGGGTCGAAGGCGGCCAAGCGGATTCAAGTGCTTCGCTCCGAGCCCGGCAAGCCGATGCTACTCGAATTCGTCTACGATTGGCTAGAGGCCAAAATCAAAGCGGGCAAGAAGTTCGTCGCGATCATCGACTCGATGGACACCCTGTCCAGCGAGCAGAAGGAAAAGCAGATTGCAGATGACGCGAAGAATCGCGCCGAAGGCAAGGAGATCGACGGCAACTACGGTGACGGCAAAGCCAAAATCAACAGCCAAAGACTCCCTCGAATCCTCACCATGATCGAGGATTCTGGGTCGATCCTGCTGAGCATCTCGCAGGTGCGAGATAACCTCAAAGCAGGCTTGTATGGGCCAAAGCACGTTCGCGGCGGCGGCCACGCGATCAAGTTTGGCGGATCGGTCGAGATTTGGACGTATCCTGGCGAGAAGCTGACAAAAGAAGTCAACGGCCAGAAGCGGATCATTGGTATCAACCCAGTGTTCAAAGTCGAAAAGAACCGTGTCAACGGCAGACAGCGAACAGTCAGCATCCCAATCATGCCGGACTTCGGCGTAGATGCGACCGGCGCTGCGGTCGATTTCCTAATCAAAGAGAAGGCGTGGACAGCATCGTCGGGCAGGATCTCCTGCCCGTTCTACAAAACCACACACTATCGCGAAGAACTCATTCGCAAGATCGAAGATGATGGCCGAGAACAAGAGTTGTTCGAGGCAATGCAGGCTTGTTGGGACTCTATCGAGTCCCAACTAACAGTAACCCGTAAGAAAAGGTACGAGTAAGATGGACGAACTTATTGAGCAGATCCGATCTGCGGCAATGAACGTAGAGCAAAAGGTCTTAGTTGGGGATGCCCTGACAGCCGACGAAAAGACTGAGTTGTTGGTCAAGATCAAAACTGATCTCGCACGACTGCGAGATCAGTTCCATGAGATCGGACACCAACTCGAAGGCATCGCCATCACCCGCGCAGCGTTGGCAGAAGCTCGGAGGCAATGATGACCCAAACACCATACGAACTAACCGACGAGTATCGTAAATTGCTTGCTCGGTTCGTAGCTAAGTTGGTGGAATACCTTGAAACCAACATCGACTACGAAAATGGCGAGAGCTATGGGATTCACCCACGATCTCTTGATGGACATGCCGTGATTGTCAGGTTATTTGTCTTTGGTGCAAAAGGTGCGCATCGTCTTGATGTAGCTTTCGCAACGGAAGATTGTGTTTCAGAAGATGAAACCAGAATCCAAATCAGAATTAAGGTCATGTTGGAAAAAGCCTTGTATGGCCTCAGGAAGCGACCGCTGCCCACTCCGGAGACTACACGATGACCGACGATAATCGCTACGCGATCATCGACGTAAGTAACCTCGCTTACGCTCGGTGGCATACCATCCCGCCTCAGTTCTGGCGGGATGATCCAGGTACGCTGTTCAAGGCGTTGCATCAGTCCTGCAACAAGTTGCAGGACGATCTATGCGTAGACACCCTGATTTTCTGCTTCGATGGCGGATACGACTATCGCAAGAAGATCGACCCTGCGTACAAGCAACCTCGCAAAGAAGCGAGGTTGCAAGCACCCGAGGACGAAAAGGAACTCAGGCAGATCCTATTTGACCAGATTGCAGCATTTCGTGAGATTCACCTACCAACCATCGGGGCCAGGAATATCTTCTGGGCAAAGGGGTTTGAGGCTGACGATCTGATTGCATCCTGCGTACTGAATTTGCCAAAGGCTCGAAAGGTCTACATCGTCAGCAATGACGAGGATCTCTACCAGATGATCGAGGGTAGTCGGGTGGTAGTCTACCGCCCGACTTCCAAAACGATTGTCAACGAGGAGGATTTCCGAAGGAAACACTCTGAGATGCCGCCATGCCTTTACGCTTCCGCAAAGGCATGGGCAGGCTGTTCGTCCGACAATGTTGTCGGACTAACAGGCATCGGCATGGCGAAGGCCGCAAAATTTTTAATGGGAAAAGGCAACCCAGAGTTCCGAAAACGCTTCACCGACAGCGTAGAAGTGTACAACAAGAACATTCAGCTTACGAAACTCCCAGCACCGCAAACCCCAGCGTGCCGTCCTGTTCCACAGGACGTTCCGCTGGATTGGTCAGTGATGGGCCGAGTATTCGACAGCATCCCCCAACGAACCCCGAAAGGCATCAAGAAATGAGCATCCGATTTACCAGGAAGCAGTGGCAAGACTCCAACAAAAAGCCGGAAGATCGGCGAACCGCCGAGGAGAAAAAGGCCGACAAGCAGAAGAACAGGACGACCCAACTGCGTAAGCATCCTCGACGAGTTCGCTTCCGTGAACTCGTCCAAGCCGTCGAGAATAAGTGGCCTGGATATCAACACATCAAGGACGAGCGAGTGTTGCAAGCAGTCGCGAGGAGGGCAGGCAACAATGCCTAAGAAATCAACCGCACCTATTACCCCCAAAAAGAAACGCAAGGGCGATCCGAAGAAGGGCTCCGCTTTCGAGCGAGAGTTCGCTCGAAAGCTATCTTTGTGGTGGAGCGAAGGAAAAGCCGACGATTGGTTCTGGCGGCTTGGGGGCTCGGGTGGCCGAGCCACCAACCGGGCTAAGTCCGGCAGGAACACAGCCAACGGATATGGGGACATTGCAGCGCAATGTCCCGAAGCACAGAAGTTGCTGAACATCGTGACCTTTGAGCTTAAACGAGGATTTAATCGCATCAGCTTGCAAGACCTGCTCGATAAGCCAAATGGGCCAAATCAGATGCGAGACTTCATTGAGCAAGCGAAGCGATCTGCTTCGCTTGCAGGCACTCCGTTTTGGATTCTGGTCTTTAGGCGGGATCTGCGGGAAGAATTGATCGTGACCAATATGACCGCCAACTGCAATGCTAAGAGTTATTGCATTATGGGATACGAAGGCGGTGATGGCGCAATCGTGATCCGACCGGCATCGGAGTTTTGGAACGAAGTTAGACGAAAAGCATTACAAGATATGGTGGCCCAATATGAAAATCCAGCGTAAAGAATTCCTTCGTCACCTAGAGTCCTGCGCCCCTGGCTTGTCCTCTACCGAGAACATCGAGCAGTCTGACTGCTTTCTGTTCTCGAACGGGAAGGTTTACACCTTCAACGACGAGGTACTCTGCCAACAGGATACCATTGTCAATTTCCGCTGCGCGGCTCCTGCGAAGCCGCTT